TTGGTCACTCAGACTTAATAACGGGATTGGTGTTAATGTTACAACAAAACCATTATTCTCAGTTAGAAATGGGTATGTAAAAAGTATTAAATTAGGGAAATATTATATAGTAAAATTATGAGTAATAATAAAGAAATGGTGCATCACCCGGACCATTATGGTGGACAAGATAACCCATATGAGGTTGTAAAAGTGTGTGAGGCTTGGGGTCTTGATAAAGACGCTTACATCTTCAATGTTGTTAAGTATGTTGCAAGGGCGGGTAAGAAAGGTACTGACAAAGAACTTCAGGATATGAAGAAAGCGTTGTGGTATTTGAATCGTAAGATTGAAAGATTAGAAAATGGAAATCAATAAAGAATATCTTGAATTGGTAACAGGACTTGAAATTGACGATTTCAAAGTGGAGGAATTAATAGACGACGAAGACATTATAAATGTTAAAGTTAAACCTAAAGTATTACCCAAATATATTAACATTTCAATAAAAATAGATAAGACAGATGTATAAAATGATAGTTGATATTGATGAATACGCGGAAGGTGCGATTTTATTGGATGGTTTAGAGAGTGCAATTATTGGTATTGTTGAAGATTTTGGTTCTCCGGGAAGAAAGATATTATATTCAAAACGAGAGATATTAAACATTTTACAAGAAAGAGACTTAATGACGATGGGTGAGGCGGAAGAGTTTTACGATTACAATATACTAGGGTTGTATGCTGGTGAACAAAATGCGGTGTTCTTAGACCAAGGTTTAGAACCAATTAAAAATGAAGAAAACGAGTGGGAATACCACGTAAAATAATAAAATGATAGAAACAGGAAAGATAATTAATGGTGATTGTATTGAGGTAATGAAAACTTTCCCGGAAGGGTCGATTGATTTATTAGTGACATCACCACCATATAACGTAAATATATCTTATGATGTTCATAAGGATGATTTACCTATGGATGAGTATTACGAGTGGTCAAAAGATTGGTTAAGAGAGGCGTTCCGAGTGTTGAAAGACGATGGTAGAATTGCGGTTAATGTTCCAAATGAATTAAACGTTCAAGAAAGAGGTGGGAGAATATTGTTTGTTGCTGAATTTTGGATGATGATGAAGGAAGTTGGGTTTAAGTTCAGTGGGTTAGTCGACCTTACGGAAGATAGTCCACATAGAGTTAGACAAACGGCTTGGGGTTCTTGGATGAGTGCTTCAGCTCCTTATGTTTACAATCCTAAAGAGTGTATCATTTTAGCTTATAAGAAAAGTAGTAAGAAACTAACTAAAGGTCAATCACAATGGTTAGGAACCCCAACTGAGGTTACTACTGAAGATGGTAAGGTTAAAAACAAAATGATTTATCAGGACGAAGATAAGAAAGAGTTTATGAACTTAGTGTTTGGTCGGTGGGAATATTTTGCAGATACTAGGTCATTAACTAAAGCCACCTTCTCAATGGATATTCCATCAAAGGCAATTAAGATATTATCATATAAGAACGACATTGTTCTTGACCCTTTTATGGGAAGTGGAACTTCAGCGTTTGCTGCTGAGTTATTGGATAGACGATGGATTGGTATTGAGGTGTCTCCGGATTACACAGAAATTGCAAGGAAAAGAGTCCAAGCGTTAATAGATGAACGGAAACAAACAAAATTAGAATTAAAAGAAGAGGTGTTATAACCTCTTTTTGTTTTCTGTATATTTATAACTAAAACAATTACTATGACAAAAAGATTTATAATTTCAGAAGAAGAAAAAAGAGATATCCGTTCAAAATATGGGTTAGTTAATGAGCAAATTCAATTAAGTGGTCAAGAAGTATTTGAATTACAAACAGCACTTAATGATTACTTTAAGATGAAAAAAGTGATGTCTAACGGTAAAATATTCCAAATACCGGTAGATTCTCAATGGGGTTCAAAAACTGTTAACGCTCTTAAAAAATTCCAAACTATGGAAAAAATTGATTCTGATGGAATTCCGGGTAGTGATACTTACGATGCGTTACATAAATTAGGGCTAAACCAAGATATTATTGATAAAGCAATCAATTGGATAAGTAATTTATTTTAATTAATGAAAAAACTTATAAAAGAAAGTGGATTAAGAGATATAAACGCTCTTGCTAAACGATATCCAAAAGCTGAAATATATTTTCATCAAGATTTGGATGGTGTCACAACTGCGATTGCTATGAAAGAATATCTTAAAAATAATGGTATTGATGTAATCGATGCTCATATCATCCAATATGGTGATAAAGAGTTTGCTGTAAAGAAGAATGATGCCAAAGGGGACGTGATGCCTGTCTTAGTTGATTTTGCTCACGGAAAACCAATGTTTGTGATTCATACAGACCACCACGATAGACAAGCGGGTGCTGAAGATACCAAATCAACCTCATTTAGAAGTTCTCGTTCAAATGTTGAGACAATCTCTCAAATAGTTTCTCCAAAAGAATTATTCCCATCTTCAGATATATTACTGATATCTACTGTTGATTCTGCAAACTATGCGTCTAACAACATTTCAGTTGATGAAGTAATTTCTTATTTGTTTCGATTAGATAAAGATAAGTCATTAGAGAAAAATAAAATGTTAATGGGTTTAGTGGTTAATAAACTATTATTAGCCTTTAAAAACAAACCTGAGTTTTTAGAAACTTTGGTTATGGAATGTTCACCATCTTTATTGAATATTCTTAATACAATAAAAAGAATAATGGTTGAGAAAGGTTACGCTAAACCGGAACAACTTGAAGTGAATAAAGATGAGTATGTTAAATCAATGCAAACTAATCCGAATGTTAAAGTATTAGGGAATGTCATAGTTCAATATGGAGGTGGTTCAATGTTTAAACCAGGTTCATACGATAGATATACACCATTCAAAAATAATCCGGAGGCTGACTTTATTGTTATTGCTTGGCCATTGGGATTAGTTCAAGCATCTTGTAATCCATTTAAAAGTGAGCGTCAATTAAAAGGTGTTAATTTAGGTGAGATTGCTCAAGAAGTGTTATCTAAATGGGAGGACCAATTAAAACAAAGAGAGATACCGTTGTCAACTATTAAATGGGTTTCGGAATCTTCAAAAGATTTTAATCAAGAATCGACAGGGTTTACATTTAAAGATTTTGTTGCTTTATATGGTAAAGAATATAAGACAATGGAAGATGGTAGAGAAAAATTATATCACATTGGTGAAATGATGGAAATGCCTTTTTCTGAATTACCTGAAGAACATAGAAAAATGTTGGATGATATTAAAGTTAATGCTTGGGATTTTATTCAAGCAAATAGTGGAGGGCACAAATGTATTACAAACATATCAGGGTTAAACTTTATGGGTAGAAGTACTCGACCACCAAAAGGTAGTAGTAGATATAATGAAGCTGAAGATTCACCTTCAGTTAAATTTACCAAAATGATTCAGAATGAGTTTGTGAAAGTATTACAGGAGAAGATAAATCAATCGTAGTGAATAACTTTATCACCCGATTTAATACCTAATTTTTTACAGGTTCCACCTTGAAGTTCGAGTATCATATCACCTTCACCACAATAGTTTCTACAATCTTTGGTTTTACAAGGGGGACAGTTGTGGTGAATTTTTGTTATAATGTCATTTTCAATCATAATGATGTCCAATGGTATTATACAATTTTTCATCCAAAAACAGTGTTGACCTTCGGACATAATAAATAACATACCATTAAAGGTATCATCAAATCTTTTATTCATCATACCTTGACTAGTGTCTTTGGATGATATAACAGTTTTGACTTTGAATTTATTTTTGTTTATAGTTAATTCCATATACATATAAATACACAAAAAAATATAAAATGAAAAAAGTAAAACGATATTCCGGTGTAATTGTCAAATGTGATGATGAAGTATTATTGTGTAAAAGAAACGCTACGGGTAGTTTACCGGGGCAGTGGAGTATACCTGGTGGTAATTTGGAAAAAAATGAACATCCAATGGATGGTATTCAAAGAGAATTTGAAGAAGAAACAAACTATACGTTAGATAATGATTTAAAATTAGTAGGGTTTGTTAAGAGATATAATCGTGATGGTTCGGAGATTAAAGGGTTGATGTATGTGTTTTTAATGGAGACAGATGAAAGAATTAATCCTGATTTGGAAAACGCTGTTGATGGTGACGAACATACCGAATGTGGATATTTTGACCTTGAAAATCTACCATTTGATGATAAAAATGACCAATTATGTAGATTAATTACAAGAATCTTAAAAAAATAATGACTTTTCTAATTTTACGATATATTTATAATCTCATTCAGCCAACAACCCCTTTCTACGGTTGGTATTATTAAAACCCTCAACAGAGTAAAATTTGTTGAGGTTTTTTTTGTTTATTAAAAAAAATAATATTATATTTGTTGGGAATTAAATTATTAAAATTATGATAATATGAGAAATTGGGTATTTGTATTTGTAATAGTTGTTTTTGCGGTTATTATTGGTGTTCTTGGTTATAGAGGATTTTTGATTGGTGAGATAAAAAAAGGTGGTCATTTATATGAAATCTCCATTCCGGGTAACAAACGTCAAGAGACAAGTTTCTACACTGATAAGTATGTGGAAAAAAATGGGTGTATAACATTCAAGGATGAGTTTGGTAGGTCGCACAGAATATGTGGTATGTATAACATTACAGAGTATTAAGATGGTGAAATTAATATATAGATATAGTTGGGGTGGAGAACCTTGTTCGGGAACGGCAATAATTCCTTTCCAATATAAAAGTAAGGATGATTTTGTGTATGATGTGTTAAAACGATTTGATAAAAAACATTTTAAAAAACACGGACACGCTGAATTATTTGGTGAGTGGTTAACAAAAGAAGTTGTTGATGATATTGAGAATAATATATACACTTTGGAAGAGTGGTTCAGTATAGATACTCAAAGACCATTTGCATTGTAAAAAAAAATACAAAAACTTTGTTATTGTAAAAAATAGTATTATCTTTGTCAAAAATATAACATATGACAACAACAAATTATACAATCAGAATTGAGAACGAAATGTTCGGGAAACTATTACACGAGACATTCGTGGATGTAACTCAATTCAAGTTATTCTTGAAAATGGTTCAGGGTTGTCTTGAATTGAAAAATGATTTGACTTTCTTCAACGGAAGTGATTTTTTAATTCACGTTCCATACAAATACTTGGTGGATTCGGTTATTGTTACATCAACATTTGAAATGTCGTTGGCTGACCATATGAGAAGTAAAATAGAAGCATTAGTAACTAAATAATTAAAAATATATGTCAACTAATTATTACAGAATACCAAAATCAGGTGAGGTTAGAGTTAAATACCTTGACTTGGTTGAGAAGATAAATGATTTGGATATATGGAGTCCGGAGAACATTTATAATGGTTTTAGAACCACTGATAAAGGTTTTGAGAAATGGTCTGCTTGGGATGAGTTCCTTGATGGTATGAAAATTCATATAGGAAAGAGAAGTTCAGGTTGGAAATTTCTATGGAACTTCCAAGAGGGTAAATACTACACTAGTAAAGAAGAACTATTAAAGTTCATTCGTTCAGGTAGAATTATTAACGAGTATGGTGAATTACAAAATGTTGAAGAATTTATTGAGATGGCTTTGGAATGGGGTCAACCGGATGGTTATGTGTTAGATGAAAATTACGTTTTGGAACAAAGTAAAAAACCTGATTACAGACCAAGTTTTATTAATATGTCAAATTATTATGATAAAGAAGTTGACGAACTTAGAGTCTCATCAACATCGGAGTTTTCCTAATTCTCTTTAAAGATAGGATGGTGGAGTCGCCGACTTTATGTCGGTCCAAAATTAACCCTCACATAAAGTGGGGGTTTTTTGTTTTCTATGATATTTATAAATAAAATATGTATGAAGGATATTATATTAACAGAAAAACAACTTGAAAAGTTGGTTACCAAAATGAAAACCATTAAAGAAGATGAAGGTCGTGGTTCATATATGGCAAAACAACAAATTTATACCATTGCTAAGTTAGCTGAGAAAATGTGGGAAAAGATGGAAGAAGAGGGTAACGAACAATTAGACGATTGGATGGAAAGTAAAATAGCCCAAGCGGAACAAAGCATATCTTCTGTCGTTAAAGCGTATATGTATGACGAATTAGAAGACGATAAAGAAATTGGGGGAATGAATAAACTAGGGTTTGACGACCTGATAATAGGAAAATAAAATGGAAAAAAATTTAATACAATTCAAAAAAAGAAATATATTTTTAAGAGAACAAGAAGAAGACGGTGATATTAAAGTAGACAACACAAAAACCGACTCAGGTTTTAAAGATATGGTGTCTATTTTATTACATTCACAAACTCAAGTACATATATTTCATTTACAAACAAAATCATATTCAGAACATAAAGCTCTACAAGGGTATTATGAAGGGATTGATGCACTTGTGGATGGTATTATTGAAAGTTATCAAGGTAAATATGATGTTCTTACAGGTTATAAATCAATTAAAACGGAGGAATATAAGAGTAATGAACAGACTATTAAATATTTTAAAGCTTTAGATGCTATGGTTGAAAAAAATAGAAAAACTATTAAAGAATCGTTTATTCAAAATCAAATTGATACTATTCAAGAATTAATCTACTCTACATTATACAAATTAAGATTCTTAAAATAAAATGAAAGAATTAATTAAACGTATATTACGTGAAGAACAAGAAACTCCTGTTTTAAATAAAAAGGAGATTTTGTTGTTTAAATACATTAATGATAATAAACAGAAAGTCGGAACCAAAAGTGAGATGATTAAGTTTATTCAGGAAATGTTAAGATATTTTGGGATGCCATTAAATGAGGCGACAATGTATTACGAAATATATACGGCTAACTTCAGACCGGATGGTGATTACGAGAATCTAACAAAAGAAAACTTTAAGGACTATAGACAATTCAAACAACGGAAAGTTACCAACAACACGGCTTATGAATATGCAACAGCTAAGATGCCGTTTAAAGGTTCAAATGTTGAAGGTCAATGGGACGTTAATAACAATAATGATTGGTATTATGTTGTTAAGTCATATGGTTGGTATCCAATATTTTTATTTATTAATGACCAATGGTATAGAACATTAGATACTTATTCTAGAGCCACAAGAAAACAAATGAGTCAGGTTAACCCTGTTAAATTTGATTCAAATCTTAATGCTGATGTTATGAGTGTGACTAAAGGTGAGATGGAACGTCTTATGGATGGTCGTTATGATATTGAAAGAGTTAAGACGGATAGAGTATCAAACTTTGTTAAAGTTAAAGATAAAGTGACTAATCAATCAAAATTAATTAGTGGTGGTTGGGGAGACAACGCTCACAGAGTTAATTTTATGATTAAAGATGTTGAAGACGTTGATGGTAAAATTAAAATATCTGTTGAGGTTCTTAAAGCTGGTAAAATGATTGATAGAAAAATGATTCCGGATTCCAACTTTAAAGACAACCCGGAACTGTTAGATGGTATTATGAAAACAATTAAACAGGACATACTAAGAACTTATCCATCCTACTTAACGGATAATAACACGGAAATAGAATTATTAAATTAAAAAAAAGGAACATTTAGTTCCTTTTTTTTTGTTTATATCAAAAATAGTATTATCTTTGTAACCACAAAACAGATATACTATGACAACTACTACTACATCAACGACATCAAAAGTTAGAAATTACCAAGGTTCTAACAAATTCTTATTAAATCTTAAATCATCTTTAGAAAGATGGGGAAACTTAACACCTAAGCAAATGGAATTCGCTGAGAAAGCACTTAAAAGTGTTCAAACGGTTAATGTTGAGACAATGTCTGAAAACTTACAAAAGATTGCTAAGTATGATGGACCAAATAATTTCATTAACGAAATCAAAGGTAAGTTACTTAAATACGGAACATTGTCTGACAAACAAGTAAACGCTACGTTAACTCAAATCCAAAAGGATATCGATAAAGAGGATACTCGCAATTTCAAAATTCCTACTCCGGGTGATACGGTAACTGTTGGACGCAAAATTGGTCAACAAATGAAAGAGACTTACGGATTAGAATTTAATCCAATGGTTATTGACATTACTAAGTTGTTGGCGGTTTCTCCAAAGGCGTTCAAGTTCTCAGGAAAAATGACAATAGGAAGAAGTAAAGTTTGTAGATGTTGTGCTAAAACATTGACTGATGAGTTTTCAATGTTAACAGGTGTTGGAAAGACTTGTGCTAAACATATGAAAATCCCTTACATCACTGACATAAGTCAAGCCGATAGATTCCGTGAGGATTACTTAAGAAGAGTTGATGAGATTGGTGAAATGGAATTTTGGGTTCCTAAATCTCAAGTTAAAAAGTGGGATGGTCAGTGGGTTGTAAAATACATAATGTAATGGGACAATATTGTAAAAGATTGAACTCCTTGTTGTCTGAGATATACAAGGAGTTTCCCCAAATGAGGAGGCACCCGGAATACCGGTTCTTTTATTTACATTATGGATATCCTGAGGTTAGGGAGTATTTTTTTGTTTTAACCGAGAATATTCCGGAATCAGAAAATGATACATTTTTGAGTTTTGTTAATACTACGGCAAGAACCTTTGGGTTTATTGAGGGAGTATTGATGAAACCGGATGATTTCAAAAAACATATTGCGGAACCTATGGAAGAATCGGGAAAAGATTTACGTGGTAGTGAGTTTAAAATATTCGGATATGAAGTGTGGTAATTTGACTTTTAAAAAAAATAGATTATAATATCCAAACAAACAATAAAACAAATTTATGAACGTAAAGAAATCGTTAAAAGAAAAAAACCGATTGGTTAAAGAAATCCAAGAACTTTACGCTAAATTGTCTCAGTACAATTCAGTTGAGGTTGGAAATGTGAGACCATATTCTCCTAAAGATATGCTTGAGCAAATCAATGAGAAAAGTAATGAGTTGGTGGAACTTAAAACCAAAATCCACAATGCTAACACTCCGGTGTATGATAAAATATTCAGATTGTCTGAATTAAAATCTACAATTTCAAGATTAAAATCTTTGGATTGTACTGAAGGTGTGAGTGCTGATTATTACTCACGAAATAGAGAGAATCCACCGGTAAAAACTGCTGAGGTATCAGTGGTTGAGAGAGATGAGATGGTTAAATTTATGGAGGGGCAAATTGAGGAACTTCAGGATATTTTGGATAACCATAATCAGAATACCGAAATATAATAGTTCAGTGTTCGGGAGGGATTTAATGAGACGGATGGTTACACACCATTACCTAACAAATTATTCAGAAAGCGTTGATAAATGATTGTGATGAAGACGGACAATCAAAACTCAAGATTCAAATTCTCAAACCTAAACGGTCAAAACTTAAAACTCTTTTAGATTTTTATTATTGAACTTCCAACCTGACTATAAAAAAACCCCTTGAGAAATCAGGGGGTTTTGTA